GGAGATCCATGACCTGCTCGCCTACGTCGTCGCGAGTTACGAGCGCAGCGGCGTGGACTTCGGCGCTGTTGCCAACCTGCCCGAGTCGGTCATCGACTGGGTTGCGCAGTGAGCGGGCGCACGTACATCGTCAAGGTCTATCGGCACGCCAGGTTTGGATGGATTGCCAGTGCTCGGACGGCGGACGGCAACTCCCTTTGGTGGATGACGGCGACCGGGTGCACGCGTCGACAGGCGATCCGCCGAATCAAGCGCAAACTTCGCAAGCACGAATGCGAGATGGCGTGGCAGCACGACGAAGAGCAGGTTGAGGTCACCCTATGACCCTCACCATCGGCATCGACCCCGGCGTCGCCGGCGCCATCGCCGTTGTCAACGCCGCCAACGAGGTGCTCGTCTGGGACATGCCGACGATCGAGGTGCGTGGCAAGAAGCGCATCTCGGCCCGGCATCTGCGCGACCTGCTCGTCGACATCGGCCCGGCCGTCATGGTCGTCGTCGAGGACGTCCAAGGCGTGCAAGGCTCCGGCGCCACGTCGGCGTTCTCGTTCGGCCGCGGCTGCGGCGTCATCGAAGGCGTGCTCGCCGGGCTCGACCGGCCCGTCACCTACGTGTCGCCGCAACGCTGGACGAAGGATCTCGGTGTCGGCTCCGACAAGGGTGCGCACCGCCTGGCGGCGCAACGGCTGTGGCCGCTCGACGACCTGTTCGACCGGGTCAAGGACGACGGGCGGGCCGACGCTGCGCTGCTCGCTCACTGGTGGATGAGGGGGCTGGGGTGAGCGGCGGCAAGTGCATCGTCACCGTCGAACGGTGGTCCAGGTTCACGTGGGTAGCGATTGCCCAGCATCGCGCCGAGCCGCAGACATGGGCAACTGGATGCGCCTCCACGCGTTCGGGGGCGATTCGTGTTGCCTGTCGGGCTCTCGGCAGGGAGATCCGCAGGCTGGCATGGAAAGCCGATGTGGAGCGGATCGAGGTCGAACTGTGACCCCCGACCCGACACCGATCCCGGCGACCGGCATCACCCGCGACGAGCACGACGAGCTCGTCGCCGCCAAGGGTCGGCCGCTCACCCAGGGACCGATCAGGCGGCGACGCCAGGTCGACGACGCCGCCGACCTCGGCGGCATGACCGTGCTCGACGGCGTGCTGGCCGAGCACCTGAGGAACGAGAAGAACAAGGAGGTAGGGGAGTGACCAAGGATGAGCTGTACCCCGTCATCGACGAGGTGCTGCACGAACGCAGCCACCCGTACACCAACGCTGGCAGCGCATGGATCGACATCGCCCCATTCGACGATGTCCAGTTGAAGATCCACGAACTGGCCGAGGCGCTGTGCGACGCCATCGTCGAGCGCATGGCGGGAGGCCCGTCGTGAGCGGTGACATCGTGGAGCGGCTGCGGGACTGTGGCGTGTTCACGACCACGGACGAGAACGGTGACGTTCAGGCCGGGATGAGGCTCGTTTCACCGAAGGACTGCAACGAAGCCGCCGACGAGATCGAGCGGCTGCGGGCCGAAGTTCTGCGCAAACACGATTACGGCTGCCGCATGGATGCGTTGGCCGAGGAACGGCTCATGGAGATAACTCGGCTGTGGCTCGCTGGTGCGGCATTGGCTGAAGTTGCTTTGTATGCGCGCTCCTGGATCACGCCTGTGGCTGCGATGAACTTTCGCGACCGGCTCGACGCTGCCCTCGCCGCATGGCAGGAGGCCCGTCGTGAGCAGTGAGCCAATGACTGATGACAAGTGCCCGCATTGCGGACACGTTCCACCACCACCCTCTGCTGGCTGGCATCGCACCGACCAATCACGAGTTGTCGAACTTGAAGACGAGTACGAAATCACCGGCACCTTGCCCGTTGGCGGTTTGGTTCGCACCGAAGAATCTGTGTCCATGATTGCTCGACGCCGATGGACAACCGAACAGTTGTGGGTTCGGCGGTGGGTTGAGGGTCAGTGGTTGCGAGAAGGGCAACGACCAGGAGGCCCGCCGTGAGCAGTGACCCGCGCGTTGGTACCGAATACCCGGCTCTTCGCCATCTGGTCGCTGGCCTGGTGGGCGACAAGCACCGCCACCGCTACACATCGTCGGCCCATTTCAAGATGGCGGTCGACCAGATCGCCGCCATGCTCCCTGCCTGGGTCGATGGATTGGCCGCACAGTCAGACGCCTACGACGTGGATCACCAAGCCAGGATGCTGCAGATGTTGGAAGGCTTCAACGTCGCCCCCATGCGAGGAAGCCCGTCATGAGCGGTGACATCGTAAAGCGGCTGCGGCGCATTCATGGCGGTTCGGCAGTCGTGGAGGTAACGCAAGAGGCCGCCGACCAGATCGAACGACTGCGCGCCGCTGGCGATGCGCTGGCCGAGGTGGTGGCGTGGTGGGGCGAGGGTACCAGTACGGGCGACGCCGTCCTCGCAGCATGGGAGGAGGCCCGTCGTGAGCGCTGACTGGCGCACCCTCGCTGCCTGCCGTGGGCTCGACCCGGACCTGTTCTTCCCCGCTCGGGGCGACTCGTTCACCGCTCGCAACGCCCAGGCGGTCTGCGCCGCCTGTCCGGTGGCCGAGCAGTGTCTGGAGTTCGCCATCGAGGTCGGCGAGACAGAGGGCATCTGGGGCGGTCTGTCCGGTCGGCAGTTGCGGCAGGAGAGGCAGCGACGGGCGGGTGGCCGCAAGGGACCGAAGCCGGGCACGACGCTCAAGCCGATCAAGCACGGCACCACCAGCGGGTACAACGCCCACCGCTACCGGGGCGAGCGACCTTGCCAGTCATGTCGTGAAGCGGCAGCCGCCTACAAGGCCGAGCGGGAGCGCAAGCGGGAGCGGGCGGCATGAACTGGGCCGAACTGCGTGCGCAGCTCGCCTGCACCGGCCGTGGCGACGAGATGGTCGTCGACGCTTGGCGGCCGCAGCACCAGCGCGCCAGGCAGGAACGGGCCGGGCTCGCCATCTGCGCCGACTGCCAGCACCTCGACCGGTGCCGGGCGTGGGTGCTGCGCCACGACGACGACCCGTCGCCGGTCATGGTCGTCGGCGGCATGACACCGGGGCAGCGGCGCAAGTACCGCCACGGCGGCGACGCCTGCGGGACAGCCGCCGGGTACTGGCGGCACCACCGCAACGGCGAGGAAGCGTGCCGACCGTGCAAGGCAGCAGTGAACGAGGCGCGACGGGACTACCGGGCGCGACGCAAGAACGAGGGAAGGGGAGCGGCGTGAGCCACACGTTGTATGACCACGAAAGATGGCGGGATTTGGACGGCGGGCGCGACCTCACTTGCGCAATCAGTTTCGGCCCACGCGGCGCTGCTGACGCTCATCTGGAGTTGACCAAATCGTGGCAGCATGACGGCATCAACTGCCGAGCGCTCGGCGCGAGGCGTCAAGCGGGCCTGTATGTCGGCGATTCTTCCGACAGTCACATCGCGAGCATTCACTGCGACAACATGCGCCGTTCGGAGGTGATGTGGGTCGCGCCTGGAATGTGCGATCTACTGGTGACTGCTGCTGACTCAATTGAAGTTGAGTACCGACTGTCGCAGGAACTGGTGCCGATTCTTCGAGGCTTGTGCTTCTTTGCCTCAACCCTGGCGGGTGAAGGACTGCTCCGAGACCAGGGCCATCCCGTTCCAGTGGACGCCATTCACTGGTACCCGGCCGTTCGTTTGGATCGGCAGGGAAATGCTCATCCGATTCTCATGATCGATAGCTACGGCTGCATGCGAACTCCACACGGTCAAGCGCTTGTGTTTTCCGGCGGGTCGGAATGGGAGTTGGGGCATGGCCTGACTGACCGCAGCCACGATCACACAGCAGACGACCGCGATGAATCAGTGTTTGAGGACCGCCGACTACTGCTCGCGCTCTGGTCATTGATGGAATCCCGCGGTGTCGTTGACGTCGTCGAAGAACCACTGGACAGGGCGACCAGGCGCAGGATGGAGCGCAGCGATATGCCGCTGGATGCCGTGCGCGTGATCTACCTGCGTGGGTCGCGTGCCCAGACAGTGAAAGCACATCTGGAAGAAGTGGCCTCGTATCGCCATCAGTGGATCGTGTCGGGCCATTGGAGGTCGCAGCCCTACGGGCCCAACAGGGCACTACGACGACAGGTGTGGATTTCGCCATACATCAAAGGTCCTGCTGATGCGCCATTGCTGACGGGCCCGAAAGTGAAGGCATTGGTGCGATGAACCTCATCGACCACGCCCTGCGCTACGCCGCTGCCGGGTTCGAGGTGTTCCCGGTATCGCCGGCCGACAAGGCACCGCTCACCACCAACGGCATGAAGGACGCCACCCGCGACCCTGCCCAGGTCGCCGCCTGGTGGACAGCCACACCGACAGCGCTCATCGGATGCCGCATCCCGGTCGACATGATGGCGCTCGACATCGACCCGCGGCACGGCGGCCTCGACACCTGGCGGCTGCTCATCGACTCCTACGGCCCGATCCCCGGTGGCCGACGCCACCGCAGCGGCCGCGGCGACGACGGCTTCCACCAGTGGTTCTTCCGACCCGCCGGGAAACTGTCAGCCAAAGAACTCCACGAATGGGCACGCCGCAGCGGCGTCGGCCAACAGGCAGGCAAACGGTCATGGACGTCGGGCATCGACATCTTGCACCACGACCACCGCTACACCATCCTGCCGCCATCGCCGCACCCCGAGACCGGCCTGCCGTACGAGTGGCTGACCAAAGGCGATCCGGCGCCGCTGCCGGCCTGGCTCGAGCAGTACATCATCGCCAAGCCGCCCACATCGGCGACACCACCAGCGTCACGGCCGGTGCTGCGCATCGCCGACGACTCGTCGATCGCCGACTGGTTCAGCGGCTCGGCCAACTGGAACGACCTCCTCGGCCCGGCCGGTTGGCTGCGCGTCGAAGGCGACGGCGACAGCGACGGGTCGAAGTGGCGGCACCCGAACGCCAGTGCCAAGCAGTCGTCGTCGATCCGGCACGGCTGCCTGTTCGTGTACTCGCCGAACACCGACTTCGAGATGACCGAAGACGGCGACGCCAACGGCTACACCCGGTTCCGCGCCTGGGCGATCCTCGACCACGGCGGCGACATGGCCGTCGCTGCCAGAGCGGCACGCGAGATGCGCGACGGCCCGTCCACGTTCGACGTGTTCGGCGGCATCACCGGCCCGACGATGAGCACCCCGGCCAGCACGGCCACCGGCACCGGCGACGACTGGCCTGCACCGATCCCGGTTGGGGTGGCCAGCGAAGTGCCGCCAGCGTTCCCGATCGACGTGTTCCCCGCCTGGATCGCCGACCACGTCGCCCAGGTCGCCAAGGAACTGCAGGTGCCCGTCGACCTGCCGGCCGCCCTGGCGATCGTCGGCCTGGCGGTGTGCTGCGCCAAGCGTGCCGAAGTGTGGGTGACCCGCACCTGGCGCGAACCGCTGTGTCTGTACATCGTCGTCGCCATGCCACCCGGCGCAGGCAAGAGCCCGGCCGTCAGGTTCATGCTCGGCTCGCTCGAGGCGCACGAACGCCAGCTACGCGACGCCGCCATCCCGGCCATCGCCGAAGCGGAAACCAAGCGGGCGATCTTGGAGAAGTCGCAACGCAAGGCGATCGACAAGGGCGAGACCGCCATGGCGCTCGCACTCGGCGACGACATGCTCGCCCTGCGAGTCCCGGTCGAACCCCGGCTGTTCGTCGACGACGTCACCGTCGAGAAGCTCTCCGACCTGCTCGGCGAACAGAACGGCCGCCTGGCGCTCGTCTCCACCGAAGGCGGCCTGTTCGATCAGATGGCAGGCCGGTACTCCGAGCGAGGCTCCAAGGCCAACCTCGACCCGTACCTGCAGATGTGGTCGGGCGACACCGTGCGCGTCGACCGTGTCGGCCGCGGGTCGGTCGTGATCGACAGACCGGCGCTGACCATCGGCCTCACCGTGCAGCCCACCGTGCTGTCAGCGCTCGCCGAGCGACCCGAACTGAAAGGCCGCGGCCTCACCGCCCGGTTCATGTACGCCCTGCCGCCATCGAACGTCGGATACCGCAACATGCTCACCGGCGAGGCCGACATCGACGACATCGTCGCCGACCGGTACGACCAGCGGATGCTGGCCCTGTGGCGGCAACTCGAGGTGCACGGCACCGCACCGGCCCGCCTGGACATCGCACCCGAAGCCCGCCAGCGATTCACCAGTTGGCGGCAGGCGCTCGAGGAGGCCCGCCGACCTGGCGCCGACCTGGCAGCGCTCGCTGAATGGTCGACGAAGGTCGAGTCATCGGTCGCACGGCTCGCCGGCCTGCTCCACCTGGCGCACGGCAACGACGCCGGGCAGCCCGTCAGCGACGCCACGATGGCCGCGGCGATCACCGTCGGCGAGTACTGGATCGCTCACGCCAAGGCCGTCCACGCCCTGTGGGAGACCGACCAGGAGATGGCGGCAGCGGGCACCGTGCTGGCATGGCTGGCCGACCAGGGCAGCGTCGACGTCAGCGTCAGGGACATCTACGCCGCCCATCGGACACTGTTCCCGCGGGCCACCGACGTTGCCGCACCGCTGGCCCTGCTCGTCGAGCGAGGATGGCTACGTCCCCTGTTCGAGGGACCACTGGTGGTTGGCAAGCGTGGCGTGCCGTCACCAAGGTTCGCCGTTCATCCCCGGCTTTCGTCATACGTTCGTCACAATCATGCGCGCATGCGCGAGTTGCGCGTAGAGACATCAAAAAAGGCTTTCTCTCTCTCTCTGGGAGAGAACACGGACAAGGCAGACCTCGCGCATGACGCGCATGCGCGCATGACCCCCGAATCGACGCCCACCCCAACGACCGACCACGGCGGCCCTGCCGTCATGCACTTCTGACGATGAACCGCTCACCGCTGTCCCCACCTCTGACGATGAAAGGCCAACCCATGACCCGCACCCGTATCGACGTCCAACTCGCTGCAGCCGCCACCCTGCTCGACCGCCTGGCATCGTCGTACCCGTCGGCGCTCGGCCACCTCGCTCGCGAGCTGCTCGTCCTCGACGGGATGCCCGACCACACCAGCGGCGCCGGTATCACCCGTGGCGCCGGTAGCGACGTCGAGGCGCTCACCGCCGTCGAACGGGTCGCCGCCTCGAGGCTGCACTTCTCGACCGAGCTCGACACACTCCGCGAGGACGCCCAGGCGGTCATCGAGATGGTCGGCGCCCTGGCGCACATGATCGACCGGGCCATCGGCCTGCGTGCACCGATCGCTGTCGCCCGGTGTCGCGATTCGCTGCCCGGCCGGGATGGCGGCATGGAGTGGGGCGACCCGACGTGTGAGGAGATCCCGGCGAAGGCGGGGCTGTGCAGCGCCTGCTACCAGCGTGAGCGGCGCTGGCGCATTGGTGAGGGGCTGGCAGTTCGGGACGTCGTCGATGCTCGATGAAACCTGGCCGCTGACCTGCAGGAATGTTGGACAATGAAACCAGAAACCTGTAGTCTCGGTGTAAGTCGCCCGTCGTGTGCAGCAGCACCGGCGGGCGTTGCCGTTGTCGGGGGTGGCGTGCGAGACGTTGTCCTGATCACCGGTGCCCCCGGTTCGGGCAAGTCGACCAAGGCACACGAACTCGCCCTTGCCGGCTATCTGCACCTCGAGCGAGAGCAGTACCCGGACGACGAAGCGTTCAGGTCGGCGGTCGAAACGCTGACCCGCACGAAGGCGAAGGTCGCCGTGGTGCGCTGCTGCTTCACCCCTGGCGAACTGGCCTACTGGCTGAAGTTCACCGGGGCGACACAGCACATCGAGCTCGACCCCGGGATCGACACGGCCCGCAGCAGAGTCGTCGAACGGGCCAATGCCGACTGGCGTGGCGAGTTGTGCGGCGTGGAGCGCTGGTATCGGGGCCGAGCCCAGACCGTCAGTGCTGGCAGATGGTGGTGACGATGCATGATCGTTGCATGCCCGCATGCATGACCATGCAGTCGCCATGCATGAAGGGGAGGGGGAGGGGCGTTCACGCACGCGAAACGCCTGGTAGAGCACCCCGCCGCTTCTCGTCTCTCTCTCCGAGGCTCACCGGGGGTGCATGGTCGGTGCATGAACATGCATGAATGCATGCATGGAGGTGCATGACGATGCCTGCGAAGGACCGCAGCCACTACGCCGGGTCGTACGACAAGCGCGCCCGCCTGGTTCGCGAGCGGGCCTACGCCGATCTCGGCACCCGCTGCTGGCGGTGCGGTCGCACGCTGGCCGAGGAGCAGCGCCTGGTGCCGTGGAAGCGGGTCACCTGGCACGCCGGCCACACGGTCGACGGCGACAACTCGGCGCCGCTGATGCCTGAGCACTCGACCTGCAACCAGCGGGCCGGTGCGATGGCGGGCAATCTGGCCCGCAACCCGAAGGGAACTCGCTGGTGGTGACCGACGACGATCGCCGCCTACGCCTGGAGCGGCTGCGTGACCAGCTCACCGCTGCGATCGAGGCGTGCAGCGAGAACATGCTCCCGCAACTGGCAGGGCAGTTGCGGGCGACGCTGGCCGATCTGGCGGCGTTGCCGGAGCCCGTCGAGAGGCAGTCACTCACCGATGAGCTCAAGCAGCGTCGTGCAGCGCGTCGGAGCGCAACGGCCCAGACTTCAGCACCTGCCTCCGGGTCAGGTCAGTAGCGCCGGGCAGGACGCCGTCGACTTCGCCGCTGCGTGCGGCCTGGTGCTCGACGACTGGCAGGCGTGGTGCCTGGACAAGATGCTGGGCGAGGACGCAGCCGGTCGGGCGTTGGCCACGACGGTGCTGCTGATCCTGCCCCGCCAGAACGGCAAGAACGCCGTGCTCGAGGCGCTGGAACTCTACGCCTTCTACGTGCTCGACGAGCCTCGCATCCTGCACACGGCTCACCTGGCCAAGACGGCCGCCGATCACATGCAGCGCATGGTGGCGCTGGTGCGATCGAACCCCGACCTCGACGAGGTCACGCACGCCTACTTCGCCAACGGCAAAGAGGCGTTGCAGCGTCGGGACACCGGCGCCCGGTTGGAGTTCATCACCCGCGGCCGCAAGACGGCCCGTGGTGGTTCGCCGACCCGGGTGGTGTTCGACGAGGCGCTGTTCCTGCTCGACGAGCAGGTGCAGTCGATCCTCCCGGCGATGTCGGCGCAGTCGATGCGTGCCGACCCGCCGCAACTGATCTACACGTCGTCTGGCCCGTTGCCGGAGTCGGTGGTGCTTCACCGCCTGCGCCGTCAGGGCATGGCCGGCGAATCGCCCCGGATGTTCTTCGCCGAGTGGTCGTGCGAGGTCGGCACCGACCTGCGTGACCGTGACGGCTGGTACGAAGCGAATCCGGGTCTCGGCATCCGCATCGGTGAGGACTGGATCGCTGGCACCGAGCTGGTGCAGATGTCGCCCGAAGGGTTCGCTCTCGAGCGGCTCGGCATCGTGGTCGCCGACGACGGTGCGCACGCCCATCTTCCCGGCTGGGAGGCGTGTCGTGCGTCGAAGTCGGCGCTGGACAAGCCGCCGACATCGGTGGCGGTGGCGGTCGGGCCTGGTGGCCAGTGGTCGTCGGTGGCTGCTGTCGGTGCGTGCGCCGACGGTCTGCCGTACGTCGAGCTGATCCGGCGGGAGCCGGGCACTGCGTGGCTGGTTGCCGAGGTGCAGGCCGCTCACCAGGCGGTCGGCGTGCCGATCGTGATCGACCCCAGGTCGCCGTCGGTGGGTGTGATCGACGAGATCAAGCGTTCCGGCGTGCCGGTCACCGAGTCGACCACGGCCGACTATCTGCGCTCATGCGCTGCTCTGCAGGACGCCGTCGGCAACGCCAAGGTGCGCCATTTCGGTGACCAACCGCTCGACGCTGCCGTGGTCGGCGCCGACATCCGCTCCGTCGGTGAGGCGTGGGCCTGGTCACAGAAGGCGTCGACGGTGGACATCACACCGCTCGTCGCAGCGACGCTCGCTCTCGGCGCATGGAACGCACCGGCTGCCCCCGAATCCGAGGCTTGGGCCTCGCTGATCGACCTGTGAGGTGACGATGAACAAGCGCATCACCTCGGCAGTGGAGATCGCTTCGGCGGCCGCTCTCGTCATCGGCGCTGCGATGGTTGCCGGTGCTGCTGGCTGGATCGTCGGCGGTCTGCTCGGCATGGTGTTCGCTTGGCGGGCCGGGCTGTGAGTCTGTTGTTCCGCACCCGCAAGCCTGCCGAGGTCGAGGCCGAGCGCAGCCAGATCAGCTTCGCCGAGTACACCAAGCTCATCGAGCCGTGGCTGCCGTGGTTCTCGCAGCAGCCGAAGTCTCGCGAGCACACCGAGCGCACCCTGGCAGGCATGACCCGCCAGGCGTACGGCACCTCCGGGGTGGCGTTCGCGTGCGCAGCGGTGCGCATGCAGGTGTTCAGCGAGGTGACGTTCCGTTGGCAGGATCTGGCCAGCCGCCGACTGTTCGGCAACGCCGACCTGTCGCCGCTGGAGTCGCCGTGGCCGGGTGCTGCGACCGACGATCTGCTGGCCCGCATGGAGCAGGACGCGACGATCTGCGGCAACTCATACTGGATCAGCGCCGGTTCGCTGGTGCGCACGGACGGCTTGCAGTTGCAGCGTCTGCGCCCGGAGTGCGTGACGATCATGCTCGAGCCGGTCGAGCACCGTTTCGGTGGTGTGATCGGGATGCGCAAGGCGGGCTACGTCTACGCCGAGGACGACAAGAGTGAGCCGGTGCTGCTCGACCTGGAGGAGGTGGCGCACTTCGCGCCGCTGCCCGATCCTCGGGCCCAGTTCCGGGGCATGTCGTGGCTGTCGGCGGTGCTGCCCGACGTGGACATCGACTCGTCGATTCAGGACTTCAAGCAGTCGTTCTTGGACAACCAGGCGACGCCGAACCTCGTCATCTCGTTCGATCCGTCGGTGTCGCCGGAGACGTTCAAGCGGCTGACAGAGGTGATCCGGTCGAAGGCGGCGGGCACGGCGAACGCCGGCAAGACGCTCGCTCTCGGCGGCGGTGCCGACGTGAAGGTCGTCGGCTCGAACTTCGAGCAGCTCGCCGTGAAGGCGGTGCAGGGTGCGGGCGAGACCCGGATCGCTGCTGCTGCTGGTGTGCCGCCGGTGATCGTCGGCCTCAGCGAAGGCCTGTCCGGTTCGTCGCTGAACGAGGGCAACTACGGCCAGGCGCGCCGCCGGTTCGCTGATGGCACGATGCGCCCGAACTGGCGCAGTGCTGCGACCGCTCTGGCGACACTGGTGCGCCCGCCTGCGGGTGCACGGCTGTGGTTCGACGCTTCCGACGTGGCGTTCTTGCAGGAGGATGTCGCCGACGATGCGGCGATTCGTGAGGCGCATGCCCGCACGATTCGCCAACTGGTCGACGCTGGTTTCACGCCGTCGGCGGCGGTGTCGGCGGCGGTCGACGGCAACTTCGACGGTCTCGCTGCGGCTCATTCGGGCCTGTTCAGTGTGCAGTTGCAGCCTCCCGGGTCGGGCGATCAGCCTGCCCGTTCGGAGATGCTGGTGCCGCTCGTCGAGGAGCGCACCACGGCGCCGGAGATGCATTTCCATCTGCCCGACTCGATCGACGTGCAGATGCGCCAGGAGCCGATCATCATCCCGGCTCCGGTGGTCAATGTGCCTGCTCCGATCGTGAACGTGTCGGTCGATCCGACGCCGGTGCAGGTCGACGTCGCTGCTCCGGTGGTGAATGTCGCTCCGGCCGAGGTCGTGGTGAATGTGCCGCCGGTGCAGTTGCAGTTGCTGCCTGCGCCCGAGTCCGAGGATGGGCCGGAGCGCAAGAAGGTCACGTTCAAGCGCGACAAGGACGGCCGGATCATCTCGGCTGAGATGGTCGAGGAGGACTGATGGCCGACAACGTCGGGTACACCCCAGGGTCGGGCGCGATCGTCGCTGCCGACGAGATCGACGGTGCGCTGCATCAGCGGGTGAAGTTGGGCATCGGCGACGACGGTGTCGCCGTCGACGTGTCGGAGTCCAACCCGATGCCGATCAACGCCGTCGGTGAACTGATCGAAGCGGTCGAGGCAATGCGTCTGGCGATCCATTCGCTGACCCGCTCGATGGGTCAGGCAATGCCCGACGCCGCCGGCCGTCTGCGCGTGAACGTCGAACTGGGCGCACTGACGGCGTCGATCGCTGCAGCGCAGACCCTGGCGACGGTGACGACGGTGGCGACGCTGACGAACCAGACACAGATCGGCGGCCTTCCGGCCTTCGAACAGATCCCGGCGCTGATGCGCCTCGGCGCAGACAGCCTGCGCCGCAACGTGAGCGTGAGCTGAGGCAGGGGCAATGGCAACGACGAACGGCAACCGCAAGATCCTCGACCTGAAGCGATGGGAGTTCTGCACGCCTGCCCCGGTGGCAACGGCTGCAGGCGCGTTCATCTCGTCGAGCCGCCACTACCGCCAGCAGCAGCTCTACGTCACCAGCGCCACGGTGCACCACCTGTACTCGCCGCTCGAGGATGCGTGGGTGCAGATCCCGTCGGGCGCGCTGGCAGGCACGTTCGCCGCTGGTGCGTGCGGCACGGCCACGGCGATCGGCCCGTCGGGTACCGCCACGGGTGGCAGCACGTCGACGATCAACACGAACCTGACGCTCGCTCGCGACCTGCGCGGCTACTCGATCCACATCACGGGTGGCCCGAACGCTGGCGTGACGCTGGCGATCTCGTCGAACACGATCGGTGCGAACTCGGTCGTCACGGTGCCGACCCAGGCGTCGGCGTTCACCGCCTCGACGACCTACCGGCTCATCACGCCCCGCTGGTACGTGCTGAACGCCATCACGGCCGCAGGTACGACGACGGCCGCCGTGTTCCGGTTCTACGATTTCGCCACCAACACCTGGGCCTCGGCCGAGACCGGTGCGACGGACGGCATCGCCCCGGCGGCGGTGATCGGCACCGACTCAAAGCTCATCGCCACTCCGTCGTGGCAGGGCACCGACTACCGGGCGTTCGCCACGGGCACGGCCACGGCGGGCGGTGCATCGACGCTGACGAACTCGGCGAAGACCTGGACCGTGAACCAGTGGACGAACTACCAGGTGCGCATCGTGTCCGGCACTGGCGCTGGCCAGATCCGCACCATCGCCTCGAACACGGCGACGGCGCTGACCACCTCGGCGGCGTGGACGACCGCCCCGGATGCCACCTCGGTCTACAACATCGAGGGCAACGACGACTTCATCTACTACATGGGGTCGGGTGCCGTCACGCTGTACCGCTACTCGATCAGCGCTGGCACCTGGACGACGATCGCGCCGGGCGTCGCCCGCGCTGCTGCGCCGGGTGCTGGCATGTCGGGGCACTGGGCGTGGGAGTCGACCGACTCGGCGTGGACGAACGAGTCAGCGATCATCTCCGGTCGGCGCATCTACTCGTTCCGTGGCGGTGCTTCGGCGGTGCTCGACTACTACGACATCGCTTCGAACACCTGGGTCAACGGCGTGACCTATGCGCCGGCGGCGGAGACGTTCACGACGGGCAGCAAGTACGTCTACCTCAATGATGCGATCTACGTGCAGAAAGAGGCGACCGGCCGCTGGCTAAGGCTGAACCTGGTCACGTCCGAGCAGGGCGGCTGGTCGACGATGACCTACACCCAGGGTGCTGCGGTGCTCGGCGACACGGCGTTCGATGTGCACTACACGGACGGCGCCACGGAGATCGACTACATCTACACGGTGCTCAACACCAGCACGGTCATGCTCCGGGCGATGGTGATCTGATGACCGTCGACGACCTGATCCGCCAGGCCCGTACGTGGGTCGCTCGTCAGACGGTGCTACGCGCCGAAGCGGCGCGCCTCGGCGACACGGCAGCCATCGCCGCTGCCGACGCCGAGATCGCCACCACCGAGGACACCATCGCCACGCTCGAAGCGCTGTAGCCGAAGGGAGCGGCCGTGCTGCTCACGCTGCTGCAGTCACAGGGATCGACACCGCCCGAGCCGCCCCCGTCGCCGGGTGGTGGCCCTGGCAACAAGTTCCGGCTGCTCACCGAGCGACTGCCGGACCTGAACGACGACGACGAGGCGATCGCCCTCGCTCTCGTCCTGCTCGCCGCCTGACGGCGACCGACCCTCACAGAGGAGGCACCATGCTCGCCTTCGAGCGCTACGCGCCCCTGGACGACCTCGAGGTGCGCTCGACGGCCACCGGCCGCCAGTTGCACGCCTATGCGGCCGTGTTCGGTCGCGATCAGGAGATCCGTGACCGAGAGGGTCACTACCTCGAGCGGATCGCCCCGACGGCGTTCGATCGCACGATCGGCCAGCGCGGCACGAACTTCCAGGTGCTGTTCAATCACGGCCGCACCATCCACGGCGAGTCGTCGGAGCGGTACTCGATGCCGATCGGTGTGCCCGCCGAGGTGCGCGCCGACGGGCGTGGCCTGTGGACGGTGACCGACATCGCTGCCACCCCGCTCGGCGATGAGGTGCTCGCCCTCGCCGAGGGCGGTGCGCTGCGTGGCATGTCGTTCTCGGGCCAGTTCCGGGCCACGAAGTCTGCCGGCAAGGTCGACGGCCTAGCCGTCAAGGAACGCACCGAGATCGCCATGATCGAGTACGGCCCGACGCCGTTCCCGGCCTACTCAGACGCCGCCATCGTGGCGGTGCGCTCGGAGTTCTCGTCGCTCAGCGACGACGAACTCGCCCTGATTCTCGGCGAGGACGACGCCATGCGCGCCCGTCTCGCCGACCTGCTCGCCTCGCTCACGCCCGTCACCGGGCCCAGCGAGTCGTCCCCCACCTCCTCGCCCGACACCGGGCACGTCGTGGTCCTCACCCCATCCCAGCGTCGCTTACGCGACCTGATCCTCACGAAGGAGACCGCACGATGAACCGTGCAGCACTCGTCGCCGAGGCCGAGGCCATCCGTGCCCGACTCGCCGACATCGACCCCGACAACCTGACCACCGATCAGGCCGACGCCTTCGAGGCCGACGCCGCCCGCTACGCCGAGATCGAGGCCGACGTGGCCAAGCTCGACGAGCGCGCCGCCAAGATCGAAGCGATCCGCAGCGGCGAGATCAAGACCATCACCGGCGACAGCCGTGACGTGGTCGCCCCGACGGTGCTGAAGCGCAGCGCCGACCGCGACCTGTACGACATCGAGGGTGCGGGCCGTTCGGCCAACGCCCACGACATCGTCGAGCGTGCCATCACCGCCGTGGAGCGCAACGCCGAGCGGAGCTACTCCGACGAGCAGCGCGACGCCACGACCCGTCTGCTGGAGCGCAGCACCAAGCACACGCCGAAGATCGCCGAGTACATCCTGCTGACCGGTTCGCCGCAGTACCAGCAGGAGTTCGAGACCTTCGTCAAGACGCAGGGCCGCTCGTTCGGTCCGCTGCTCGAGCGTGCGGCGATGAGCCTGACCACCGCCAACGGCGGCGCGATGGTGCCCTACATCCTCGACCCCTCGGTGATGCTGACCAACTCCGGCGTCAACAACCCGGTTCGCCAGGCGGCCCGCGTCGAGACCATCGCCGGCTCCAACGAGTGGCGTGGCGTGACCTCGGCCGGTGTCACGGCTGAGTGGCTGGCGGAAGGCGCCGAAGCGGCCGATGCGTCGCCGACGTTCGCCCAGCCGGCGATCCCCACCTTCAAGGGTGCGGCCTACCTGTTCGGCTCGTACGAGGTGCTCGCCGACAGCGGTTTCGCCTCGCAGGTGCAGGCGCTGATCGGTGACGCCAAGGACCGCCTCGAGGGCACCGCCTTCACGACCGGCAACGGCACCACGGCCCCGCAGGGCTTCATCACCGGCAAGGTGGCCGCCGGTTCGCTGGTGGCTTCGGCCACGACCGACACCTTCGCCGTCGCCGACGTGTACAACACGCAGGCCGGTCTCGCTCCCCGCTTCCGCAACTCGCGGTCGGCGTGGATGGCGAACGTGTCGATCATGAACCGCATCCGCCAGTTCGACACCGGCGGCGGCTCGTCGCTGTGGGCGCAGCTCGCTGCGGCCGCACCGGCCAACCTGCTCGGTCAGCCGATCTACGAGACCTCGGACATGGACGGCACCATCACCGCCCTGGCCGACAACTATGTCCTTGCCTACGGTGACTGGCAGCAGGCGTACATCATCGTCGACCGGGTCGGCGTCGAGGTCTACTACGACAACCTCGTGCTCGGCGCCAACCGCCGTCCCACGGGTCAGGCCGGGTTCTTCGCCTTCTGGCGTACCGGCGGTGAGGTCGTGGTTCCCGAGGCGATCAGCCTCCTCAACGTCACCTGATGACCCCTCAGCGAGTCGGCACCGACCAACTCGCTGCCCTGCTCGACCTCGTCGGCCCGTTGTGGTCGGCGAGGTCGAGCGCCACCGAGACCGGTGTGCACGACGGCTACCGCCAGGTGACCATCGTGCACGCCGGTCGTCTGGCGGTGCCCGGCTTCGCCGAGGTGCTCGCCCAGTTCGCTCCGGTGCATGGGGCGTGGCTGTCGGGCCTTGCGCCTGGCGGCTTCATCGCCGAACACATCGACGCCGGGCCGTACTGGGAGCGGTGGCAGTTGCCGTTTGCGACGGCTGGCTGCCTGCTCGAGTGCGGCACCCCGGTGCTCCACGAGGTCGGCGTGCCGTTCCGGGTGGCGCACCACGACTGGCACAGCGTGGTCAACACCGACGACACCGAACGGGTGGCGCTGGTGATCGACCGTGCCGTGCCGCTGTCCATTCCGTCCGCACCGCTGCAGGTGCGCAACATCGAGGAGGGGCGATGCCTCGTCTGACCGAGACCGTGCACCACGCATCGGGCACCTACGAGGCGGGCACGGTGCTCGCCGCCGATCACCCGCTGGTGAAGGCCGGGCCGCACCTGTTCGTCGCCGACGAGCCGGTCGCCGCCAAGCCCGCCAAGCCCGCCAAGGTGAAGGCCGAGGGCTGACGTGGCCTACGTCTCGCTCACCGACTTCAAGTCGTGGGTGCGCAACGAGCTCGGTACTGCCGAGGATTCGATCTTGCAGGCTGGCATCGACGCCGCCGTCATCGCCGTGAACGAGCATTGCGGGCGCAGCTTCGACATTGCCGGTGCGCCCTCGGCGCGTTCGTTCGTGCCCGAGTCGTATCGCCTGGTCATCATCGACGACTGCACCAGCGTCACGTCGGTCGTCGAGAACGGCGACACGATCGCTGCCAGCGGCTACCAACTGGAGCCGCTGAACGGTCGCCGCCCGAGCGGCCTGGCGGTGCCGTTCGACCAGATCCGACGCATCTACGGCGACTGGTACATCGACGCCACCGATGAGGGCCGTGCGACGATCGTCGTGACGGCGGCGTGGGGCTGGGCAGTCAGGCCCGCCCCGGTGATCGAGGCAACCAAGATCCTCGCCAAGGACATCCTCATGCAGCGCGACACCCGTAACGGTGTCGCTGCGTTCGGCGAGTTTGGCTCGCTGCGCGTGCGGCTCAACCCGTACGTCGAGGAGCTGCTCAAGCCGTTCGTGAAGGAATCAGCCACGCCGGTCGACGCCATCGGGGTGTTCTGATGGCGACGCTCGACCTGCGTGCCGTGATGACGGCGCTCGCCAACCAGATCGACGCCAACACGTCTCGGGCGCTCGCCTGCTACGACCTGCAACCCGCAACGTTGCCGCAGTTCCCGTGCGCCATCGTGCGCCCCGCTGACCAGTTCGTCGCCTATCACGAATCGTTCGGTGCCGCGCCGCTCGTCGATGTGCAGCTCGAGGTCGCAGTGATGGCGCAAGGGACGAGCGACATCGACAGCCAGATCGCCGTGCTCGACATGTTGTCGGCGGGCGCCGGGATGTCGAACTCGATCATCGACGCCATCAGCGCCGACCGCACGCTCGGCGGCGCCGTCGAGAACACCATCGTCCGCACTGCGTCGGGCCTGTCACGCGCTGGGGCCGATGACGGCTCGGCGGCGGTGATGGCCGTGCTCGCTGTCGGCATCAAGCTCCGGAGGTAGGGCATGCCCGTCTACGCCAATACGTCTGTGTCGGCCGTGGTCGACACGCTCGAACTCGCTGCCTTCGCTCGCACAGTCACCCTCGAGGCGTCTGCCGACGAGATCGACGTGACGACGCTCGCCTCGGGCGGGTGGCGTCAGAAGATCTGCGGGCTCAAGTCGTTCACCGCGTCGGCCGAGGGCTTTCAGGACTTCGCTACGACCGGCGTCGAGCCGGTGTTCGGTGTCGGTGCGCTCACCGGTCTGGACACGTTCACGATCGCCCCGATGTCGACGGCCACGGCTGGCGATGTGGCCTTCATCGGCCAGGGCCGCCTCGGTGCGAACACGGTGCTGTCCGGTGCTGTCGGTGACGCCGCCGGGTTCACGCTGAACTGGGCGGGTACCGATGTCGTCGCTCGCGGCCAGGTGCTGCACCCGTCGGCGGCTCGCACCGCCACCGGTAGCGGCACTGCTCTGGCGTTCACGTTCCCGACGACCGGGCAGCGGCTCTACGCCACGTTCCACGTGCTGAGCGTGACCGGCACCGGTTCGATCGTGTTCACGGTGCAGAGCGACAACGCCGTCGGGTTCCCGTCGGCAACGACGCAGATCACCTCGCAGTCGTTCACTGCGGTCGGGCACCAGTTGGCGAGTGTCGCCGGGCCGATCGCTTCAGAGACGCACATCCGGCTCGGCTGGACGATCACCGGTTTCACGTCGGTCACGTTCGTCGCTGCTGCCGCCACCGCCTGATCTTCCCCCTCGCTCGAAGCCGCCTGATCCCTGGGCGGCTTCGTCGCGTACCCCCACACCAGCACAGAAGGAGCCGTCATGGCCGTCTTCGCTCTCACCAGCGCCACCATCCTGACCGGCACCGCATGGACCGGCACCGCTCCCGGCGGCAGCGCCGCCGCGTCGGGCACGATCACGACGTCGACCGACATCTCGGCGATGGTCACCCAGGTCGAGTTGAGCCTCGAGGCCGAGGAGCTCGACTACACCAACTTCGCTTCGGCCGGTTGGCGCCAGAAGATCGGCGGCCTGCAGATGGGCACCGTGAACCTGACCCTCAACCAAGACTTCGCCGCCTCGCAGGTCGACGCCATCTTCGGTCTCGGTGGCACGCTCGGCTTCGGTTCGACGTCCTCGCTGTACATGGACATCAAGCCGACGAGTTCGGCCCGGTCGGCGACGAACCCGTCGTACGTGTTGCGGTTCCTGAACCTCGGTTACACCCCGATCAGCAACTCGGTCGGCGAGTTGGCCGTCGTGTCGCTGTCGTTCCCGACGACCGGCGTGGTCACCCGCCTCGCATCCTGATCGTGCCGACGTTCAACTCGCTCGCTGCTTTCGAGCGGGAACTGGCGAAGTTCGGCAAGGAGTTGGAAAAGGTCGAGCGGAGCAGGATCACGCGCGAGCAGGCCGAGGCGATGCAGTCGATTGCGACCCGTGTCGCCTCGGCCGACCTCGGCGGCGACCCCAAGTTCAGCGGCTGGGCGCCGACGCTTGACACCCAACTCAAGACACTGGGCAACGGCGCAACCTTGCTGACCCCGACCAAGACCAGCGCCGGGCCGTGGACCGTGGCTGAGGTTGGCCGCAACCAGGGCAATGCCGGCGGATTCGCCGGGCCGGGCCTGAACGCGCGCACCGGCAACACCGGCCGCAAGAAAGACGGCTCGCTGCGCAAAGTTCGCGAGCGCAAGGCGAAACGGTGGAACGGCTACACCAAGGGCAAGGGCACAGCGACCAAGACGCGCGAACAGGCCCAGCGGCTCGTCGAAGAGATCGCAGTCAAAGGGCTACGGCGCACCAGCCGCAAGTATTTCGACGTCGACTGAGGCGGTGATTCATGGCCAACAGGATCACTACGCTGTTCGATCTCGACGCCAAAGGGTTCGACAGCGGACTGAAGAAGTTGCGCACCGAGGTGGCCAAGGCTGACGGCGCCGTCAACAAACTCAAGACCGCAGGCTCCGGTCTCGGAACGATCCTGCAGGACAACCTCGCCAACGCTGCAGTCGCCGCCGGCGCCGCCTTGCTCGCCTTCGGCGTCAAGTCGGTGCAGGCGTTCCAGGACACGGCGCTCGCCGCCGGTGCGTTCAGCGACGCCACCGGCCTGGCCGTCGATGAGGCCAGCCGCTTCATCGAGGTCGCTGGCGACATCGGCATCGAGGCCGGGACCGTCGAAGCGGCGCTCGGCCGGATGAACAAGACGCTCGGCGGCTCGCCGGAACTGTTTGCCGAACTGGGCGTCGAGATCGCCAAGACCGGCACCGGCGCGACCGACGTGAACGGCACGTTCCTCAACGTCGTCGACCGGCTCAACGCCATCGAGGACCCGGCCGAGCGGGCGCGTGTTGCGTCGCAGTTGCTCGGCAAGGGCTGGCAGGGCATGGCCGAACTGATCGGCCAGGGGTCCGCCGAGTTGAAGGCGTCGCTCGCTGGTGTCGGCGACGCCCAGGTGATCGACCCCGCCGAACTGAAGAAGGCTCGCGAGTTCCGCGACCGCATGGACGAGCTGAACGACCGGCTTGGTGCCGTTGCGCTCACCGCGGGTGAAGCAGTCGTGCCGAAACTGGCTGAAGCGGCCGATGCCGTGATGTGGATCACCGACAAGGTCAGCAAGCTAAATGTTGAACTGAAAGACGGCGACGAAAGCCTTGGTCTGTTTTCAAGCTGGGGTGACGCGCTTCGCTACTACAAGAAGCAGTGGAACGACGTATTCGGCGACGAAACGCAATCCGACCTAGATGACACCACTGAAGCCACGTTGTCGCTTGATGAGGCGATGGGCATGGTGGAAAGTCGCGTGAGCGACGCGGATTACTCGCGCCTTGAAGGCGAACTGCGAGACATCAGCTCAGGGGCACAAGACACTGCCGAAGCGATGGAACAGGCTGAGCAGGCGGCCGCCGAGCTCGACGACGCCTATAGCGCCCTGATCGGCAAGCTCGATCAGCAGGACGCATGGGACGGCTTCTTCGAGAAGATGTACGTCTACCATTCTGAGACGGGCCGCAGCGCCCAGGAGACTCGCGACTACACCCGAGACATCGCCGAGATGGTGATGGCGCTCGAGGGCGTGCCGCCAGAGACGAAGGCGCAGCTGATCGCCACGCTCGACGCCGGGAACATCGCTGCCGTCGAGAGTCGGCTGAACCAGTTGGCGCGAAACCGCGTCGTGTCGATCAGCGGCCAACTCGTCGGCTCCGGTCTGCGCAACGAGATGGAAGGGCGCGCCACCGGCGGCCCGGTCACTGCCGGTACGCCGTACCTCGTCGGCGAGAAGGGTCCCGAGATCGTGGTGCCCGGCCAGTCGGGCACCGTCATCCCGAACAACCGGATCGGTGTCGGCGGCGGCATCAACGTCGCCATCTACCCCAAGACCTTGCCGACCGATCGTGAACTGATCGACCTGGTGACCAACCTGCGTCGCCGCAACGGTGGGGTGATCTGATGCCGGTACCGACGCTCACCGTCGAGGTGGCGTTCGCTTCGGACCCACTCACGGCGTCGCCGTCGTGGACCGACATCACCGCCTACGTTCGTGATTCGCCGGGTGTGAGCATCTCGCGTGGCCGCACGAATGAGGTGTCGACGTTCGGCGCCGGGCAGTTGTCGTTGACGCTCGACAACCGTGATCGCCGGTTCGATCCGTTGCACACCTCGGGCCCGTATTACGGGCAACTGTTGCCACGCAAGCAGATCCGTGTCCGGGCGACATGGTCGGCGACGTCGTATGACCTGTTCCGCGGGTTCGTCGTCGGTTGGCCGACGAAGCATCCTCGGGTCGGTCGCGATTCGGTGGTCGATCTGGTTGCGATCGACGGCCTGGCGTTGCTGAACGACATGCTGATGCCCGATCAGGTTTTCCGCTATGCGGACACGACGATCGGCAGTCTGTTCGCGTTCTTCCGTTCGGCGGGCGCTGACGGCTGGCTCGACGCGAAGGGCGGTCGGGTGTTGTCGTTGTCGTCGGGTACGGCACAGTTCACCGATAGCGATCTTGCGTTGTCGACGGAGTTGTCGCGGCCGGTGGTGTTCTCGTCGGGGACGGCGTGGTCGTTGCCGGTGACGGTCGACATCAGGCCCGGCTTCTCGACGCCGTTCAGTTATTCGTTCTGGCTGCAGACGACTGGCGCTGGTGCGTCGTCGTCGAACTGGATGGCGATCCTCGGTGACGGCGGCAAGCAGCGCATCGGGATCGACAACCTCGGCCTGGTGCAGTACCAGGGCTTCGACTGGAACCCTGGGTTCATCCCGTCGGCACAGTCGACGCTCGCCGTGAACGACGGCCAGCCGCACCATGTGGTCGTCGTCCATGACGGGACGCTGATCCGCATCTACATCGACGGTGTCGACCGCACCGGGTTCTACACGGCACCGCCGTCGTCGTGCAACATCCGGCATGTCGGCCGTCCGAACCCGACCAGCGTCGACACCTACTTCGTCGGCACCTTGCAAGACGTCGCGTTCTTCACGAAGGCGTTGTCGGCGACCGAGGCGCAAGGGCTCTACGGGGCGTCGGTCGGGGTGGTGCAGCAGTCGTCGGCGACCCGTGTCGGGTTCGTGCTCGACTCTGTCGGCTGGCCTGCGTCGTGGCGGTCGCTTACGTCGACCGGCGTCGGTGTGTGTGGCACGTTGCAGACTGCCGGCCAGTCGGCGCTCACCGAGCTGCAGTTGGCTGCAGCGACCGAGCAGGGCCGCATGTTCGTCGATCGTTCCGGCAATGTTGCCTTGCAGGGGCGGTTCTGGTCATCGACCGATGTGCGTGGTTCGACGACGCAGGTGACGTTCGCTGATGACGGCACCGGGGTGTCGTTCCAAGGGTTCGGCGGGTTCGACGCGGGCGACCGTGAGGTCGTGAACGATGTAACGGTGTCGGGTGCTGCTGGTGCGCAGCGGTCGTCTGATGCGGCGTCGATCACGGCGCACGGTCAGCGGGCGGTGTCGGTGCAGACCGAGGTGCCCGACTTGGAGCAGGCCCGGTCGATCGCTGCCGGGATCGTCTATCTGCGCAAGACGCCCCGCTCGAGGGCGATGCCGGTGTCGGTGTCGCTGACGGACACGTCGTCGTTCGCGTCGCTGCTGTCGTTGGAGGTCGGCGACCGGGTGGCGGTGAAGATCACGCCGATGTCGGTCGGGTCTGCGATCACGCAGACGTTGCATGTCGAGCAGGTCAACTGGTCGATCTCGTTGTCGGAGTGGGTGGTCGAGGTCGGTGGACCGCCGACACCTCCGGCCGGTTGGTTCATTCTCGGCACGTCGAGCCTTGGCGGCTCGGACGTGCTCGGCTTCTGAAACAAGGGGGGGCAGTCATGGCCTATCGCACCTGGACGACGGGTGAGGTTCCGTCGGCGGCGCAGTTCAACGCGCAGTCGCCGACGGTGTGCGTGTCGTCGGCGCGTCCGACGGGCGCTGGCGCCCATGAGGGGGCGATCATCACCGAGACCGACACCGACCGGGTGAACGTGTACGACGGCTCTGCGTGGCAGCGCACCGGTTGGTATGCCTCGGGTGGCCGCACTGCGTATATCGCTGGCATCAGTACCGCCGGCTCTGATGCGACGATCACGACAGCAGTCGAGAAGACGTTGGTGATGGGCACTGAATCGCAGGACACCGATTCGTTTGCCACGGCAGGCACGTCGACCTCGGTGACGATCCCGGCGAGCCTTGGTGGCCTGTACGCGATCACGGTGCATGTCGAGCAGACAGCAGGCGGCACCGGCACGAACGGCTACATCAAGGTCATCGCTGGCGGCACGACCTACGTCGCGCCCGCGATGTCGAATCAGGGCACCTACGACTGGTCGGGCGTCATCACTCTGAACGCTGCCGACACGATCCAGGTCAAGCTCTATCAGGACTCGGGCGCGTCGAAGACGATCGGCTCGCCGTCAAAGATCTTCGTCGTGCGGCTCGGTGCGTGATGCCCACCATCACTCCCCGCATCAACCTCGGCCTGCCCGCCCGGGTCACTAACACCAACCGCATCACCGCTCGGCGAGCGCTGGCCCGCAACCTCGGCATGATCGTCTGCCACTACACCGGCGTCAATCGGTCGTACGCCTCGGCCGACCTGGCCAAGTCGGTGCAGTCGATCCACCGGTGGAGAGCGAACGAGTACAACTACGTGATTCACGCCGACGGCCGCATCGCCGAGTTCGCCGGCGCCTACCAGGCGGCGCACTGCGCAGGCCGCAACGCCACCTCGTACGGCGTGCTGATGCTGAACGGCACCAACGACCCGTGCACCGATGCGCAGGTCGCCTCGTTCCGCTGGTTGGTCGACGTCCTCAAGTGGACGCAGGCGGTCGCGCCGGGCGTGCGGATCGTGCAGCACGGCCAGGTCGCCGCCACGGCGTGCCCCGGCCGAGTGAAGGAACGCTGGGCGGAGTTGGTGGCATGACCACCATCATCGTCGCCATCATCGGCGGTGCGTTCGGCCTGGCCACGATCTGGCTACAGGCACGGGTGCACCGCGACAACCGCAACGACCACGCCAAGACGGCTGCGACGGTCGACACCATCGCCGCTGTCGTCGGCGACATGCGTGCCGACCAGATCGAGATCAAGGCCGACCTCAGAGAAGTGAAAGCCGACCTGCGGGATCACTCGCAACGGCTGCGCATCGTCGAGCACGTCGACGCCGCCGAGCCACCGAAGCGCCAACGGAGGAAGCCAGCATGAGCCGTCACCTGTTCACCCGAGCGTTCTGGGCCGACGCCGCTGAGCGCGCGATCAAGACCGCCGCCCAGGTCGCTCTCGTCGCCATCGGCCAGGACGCTGTCGGCGCCGATCTGTGGGGCGCCAACCTCGGCAACGTCGCTGCGCTCGCAGCGTCGGCGGCGCTGGTGTCGCTGCTGACGTCGATCGCATCCGCTCGAGTGCCGGGGATCTCACCGGCATCGACGGTGCCGCCCGGCCTCTGAGCCGAGCACCAACGCCCGGTGTGCGCCGGGCACAACGCCACAGGGAGGCAACCATGAGCAAGGGCAAGACCACCGGCGTCGACATCGACGCCATCCTCGGCGAGCACGTCCGCAAGCGGGCGGGTAGCACCTGCACGGTGTGCGCCGCCCTCGCCGAGATGCCCGCCGACTGGCGGGCCAAGTTCGAGGCGGCGATCGACGACGTGAAGCGTTACTCGGCCATGTCGCTGGTCAACGCCTTCGAGAAGGTCGACGTGGTGCTCGCGCGGAACTCGGTCGAGCGGCACCGCAACCGTGAGTGTCTGGCTCGTCGTGGCCACGCCTGACATCGAAGCGTTGCTTGCCGACAACGTGCGCAAGCCGGCGAAGTCGGCGACGCTCGGCAAGTTGGCCGAGCTGCTCGACCGTTCCGGCATCGAACTCGACGACGTCGCCCGGGTGACGAAGGTCCGCGCCTGGCAGGGGTTCTACAAGGACGACCAGGGCGAGGCGCACACAGTCGACATGCACGGCATCGAACTGGTGCCGTCATGGGTCGACGGCCCGGCGTGGCCGGTCGTTCAGCCGGGCCCGGCGGTGAAGGTGCCAGCACCGAAGGCGTCTGCCGCCAAGCCGTCGGGCTGGTGCACGGCGGTGATCCTGCCCGACATGCAGGTCGGCTACTTCCGCACGGCCAGCGGCGACCTCGATGCGCTGCACGACGAGCGCGCCCTGGCCGTGACGCTGGCAGCAACGGCCCGGCTCGACCCTGACATGGTGGTGATGGTCGGCGACAACGCCGACTTCGCCGAGTTCGGGAAGTACCGGCTCTCGCCGGCGTTCGCTCAGACGACGCAGGCGACGATCGACCGGCTGACCGTACTCGCCGCCCAGGTGCGCACCGCCGCCCCACGGGCACGCATCGTCTGGTTGGCCGGCAACCATGAGGAACGCCTGCCGAACTACATCCTTGACAACGCCCGTGCGGCGTTCGGTCTGCGCCGGGGCAACGCCCCCGAGTCGTGGCCAGTGATGTCGTTGCCGCACCTGTGCCACTTCGACGATCACGGCGTGGAGTTCGTGCCCGGCTATCCGGCGTCGCACCTGTGGCTGAACGACCGGCTGCGGGTCATCCACGGCGACAAGGTGGCCAGTGGTGGCAGCACCGCCCACAAGTACCTCGCCACCGAGAAGACGAGCGTGATCTTCGGCCACATCCACCGGCGCGAGTACGCCGCCCGCACCCGTGAGGACCGTGACGGCCCGAAGGAAGTGATGGCGGCATCGCCCGGCTGTCTCGCCCGCATCGACGGCGTGGTGCCCTCGACCCGCGGCGGCACCGACCTCGACGGCCGCCCGATGCGACGCACCGAGGACTGGCAGCAGGGCTTCGCTGTCGTGCGCTACCAAGAGGGCGACGGCATGTTCACCTACGAGTCGGTCGCCATCCACGACGGCTGGGCGATGCACAACGGCAAGGAGTACCGGGCATGACCGGCACCGCCATCGTCGTCGTCTGGCACGACGCCCACGCTGACCGTTCCGGCGGCTGGGTGCTGCCTGCCGACATCGACGCCGAGCCCTACCGGGTCACGAGCGTGGGGTGGCGCATCGTGCCGAAGCCCGGCCACGTCTCGCTCGCCCAGTCGATCGGCGACGACGGTGCGCTCGACCACATCATCCACATCCCCGACGGCATGGTGATGGAGGTGACAGAGCTGTGATCGACATCACCGCCGAGTTGGCCCGCCTCGTTGCTGATGCGAGAGGCCACGGCCTGACGAGCATCGACCTGTTGTCGCTCGAACGGCTGCTCGTTCGTGCCGATGATCAACGCCGACGGCTCGAGCAGCGCCGCCGTGACCTGATGGCGGTCTACGACCTGCTGCCGCCTGACTGATTCGTTCGCTGCGCCCCCTGAGCAGTGCGACGCCACGCCCCTCGCCTTCACCGGCGAGGGGCTGTTGGCGTTTTCGGCTACCGCTGAGGGTCGAAGCCGTCGATGGCGCAGCTCGACGGACGTTGGTCGAGCACCCAACTGAACTCGACGCCTTCGCTCTCGCCTGGCGGCAGATTGGCGATGACCTCGTAATCGCGCCCTGCCTCCGTGCCACCTATCGATGCGGTGGCCCACAGCCTGCCGCTGACGGGGTCGTCGCCGGTGTTGTAGAAGCGGCCCGAGTAGCCATCCTCATCGCAGGTGCCGACCTCGAACCGCCACGACGGCTTCGCTTCGGTGCGAGCGTCCCTGAGTGTCGGGGCAAGGTAGACGACTGCCGCCACCAGCACCCCGACGATGAGCGGCCAGTACCTCGACAGGGGGAAGCGTGAAGTCGGCGGGGGTGGCTGGATCTGGGGCGGGGGGAGCATGGCGCCATCATGGCCATCAGGCAAGCCGTCGTCTAGGTCGCTGACGACACCAGGCCACCCCACGTTCGCCCCACAATCCACCAGGCACGCCGCGACGCCACCTGGCGAAATGCGACCGGACGAGACGAGAAAGCCCAGGTCAGGGCACGTCTTACGAGCTTGACACGGTGGAGGTCTCCGGTTCGAGTCCGGCTACGCCCACCACAAAGCCCCAGGTCAGAGGGGGTGGCGAGTCGGCCGGGACGTTCGGACCTTGACCGCCATCCCACAATCCCCCACAATCACCGCCATGACGAAGCGTGCATACGGGTCCGGGTCGAAGCGGGAGATCAGGCCGGGGGTGTGGGAACTGCGAGCCGCCGGCCGCTCCAAGACGGTGCGGGGCACGGCGAAGCAGGCCGAGCAGGCGTTGGCGCAGATGGTCGCCGGCACCGGTGGCCGCACCGGCTCATCGGATGCGACGCTCGCCGAACTCGTCGAGCACTGGTTGGCGTCGGCGCGCCTCGAGGCGTCGAGCGTCGCCACCTACCGTGTCGCCCTCGCGCATCTGCCCACATCGCTGGGCCGCAAGCGGGTCGACCGGCTCACCCTCGCCGACTTCGATCGTGGCTACGTCGACGCCGAGCGGGCCGGGGCACCGGTGCACCAGGTGCACAAGTTGCACACGGCGCTGTCGTCGGCGCTGACGCAGGCGGTGCGCTGGGGCTGGATCGGTGCGCACCCGGCCCGCGGCGCACGGCTGCCGTCGCTGCCTGACCGCAAGGTGAAGCCACCGTCGGCGACGCAGGTGCAACAGATCCTCGCCGAAGCAGCGAAGGACCTGCAGACGCACGCCTGGCTGCGCCTGGCGGTGACCACCGGTGCTCGGCGCGGCGAGGTGTTAGCACTTCGCTGGTCGGACATCGACCTCGATGCGGCGACGATGACCGTCGGCCGGTCGCTGAACGAGGACCGCACGACAAAGTCGACGAAGACGAACCGGGTGCGGGTGGTGCGCCTCGATGCCGTCACGGTGGCGTTGCTGCGCCAGTGGCGCAACGGCCAGCGCGAGCGCGCCCTGGCGTGCGGCGCAAGGCTCGCCCGCGATCCGTTCGTCCTCAGCAACTCGCCAGATTCGTCCGTGCCGTGGCGACCCGACGGCACGACGCAGCGGTTCCAGCGGCTGTGCGTCCGAGCCGGGGTGGAGGGCGTGCGGCTGCACGATCTGCGGCACGCGATGGCGTCGCAGCTGCTCGAGCGTGGCGTGTCGCCGGTGACGGTCGCCGGTCGCCTCGGCCACGCATCGACGACGACGACACTGCGCACCTACGCGCACGTCGTGAGCGGCGCCGATGCTGCTGCTGCCGACGTGATCGCCGACGTGATCGGCTGAGTGTCGCGCGCGACATGCCCGGCATGGCCTGACATCGCAGTCATGTCGTCAGGCACACTCGCCCGGCATGGACAGAGGATCAGCGGGGGGGGGGGGCGACTAGCGCGCACCCCCGGGTTACGGTCGGTCAGATGTTGAACGACGACATCATGGCTGCGATCGCTTCGGCGCAGGTGCTGCTCGACGAGCTGCATCTTCGAGTCGAGCGAC